CTAAACAAAGGGTTCAGTTACTTGAGTTTGCCCCAAATAAAGACCCTCAATAATTGTTTCGTTTTTACCAATTCTTTTCTTCAATCCAATTGGTTGGTACTTTCTCCCCTCATCAATAAAGTTTTTCAAAAAATTGTATCTAACACCGGTAAGATAAATTTCATCAGTTCGCACCAGTTTATTATTCATTCGTTTGGTAAACCAGAAGTTTGAAAAGGTATCACCATTCTCCATGTACTCATCAATAATGGAAACATCTTTGCAAGCATAGATTTGATATTCCCCGGCTTGAAGACCCGAACCACTTACGGAACGGACATTTGATGAGGGTGTTGGATATTGGATTGTACCACCCGCAAACGAATTCAGTAACCGGAATTTGAGTGTTCTTTCATCTATGCCCGAATCAGTTCCTCTTGTATAAACTCGTCCAGCATCAAAACCGCTGAATGAAACATGAATAAAATCAATCAGTCCATATTTGTAACCAAAGATTCTATCCTTTACCATCCCTAATGGTTGAAGGTTATTCTCATTGAAGTAAAATAATTTATTGAAAAATGCTTTTTTCTTATGAATCAATCCCGTGAAGCAACACCAATCAGATGCTAACCTCTTTAGAACTTCACCAACAGTATTTAATCCATTGCCTTGGTCAAAAAAGATTTCATCTTTACGAAACCATAATTCAGTAAAAGGAATATTTTCTAATTCATAACCAGATTCAGGATTGTAAAGTTTTTCACCTTTAAATAACCAATCTTGAAGAATTGTAATATCCCCGGCGGAATAACTTATTGAAGGCTCAACAAGTTTGAATATTCTTTCGATAATATCTGTTATGGCAAAATAGCTTTGTGAAGTGGCGTTTAAGCCAATCGGGTCATAAAAAGTGTTTAGCATTTCATTGTATATTTTTTTCTGATTCAAGACCATGCTATTCGGGTCAATATTTAATTGTAGTGAACGGCTTGAACCTCTAAACTTTGCTCCATCCTCTTGAACATTACCAATGTATTCTACATCACCATTTATTTTTATTGTTACTTCCGGACGTTTATTTGTGGCCATTGGAATTTCGGTATGACCATAAAATAAATCTTTTAGTAAACCGTTAGCATCATTCAAAACAACTTTGAGAATACCGGGCACCATTAATGAATCTTCAAGATCATACTGCCAAATCATTTCTCCCCAATCGGTAACTCTGATTCCACTCTCACGCGCATCATGAACTTGATTAGTGCCAACTAAATCAACATCAAATTCAATTATTAATTGAGCAATATCAGTTTCGTTTACTTTTTGAGGAAGTGTCGATATGGTTATTTTATATGCCACTAACTTATTCTTCTCATTATTTTGGAAGCTTTTTTATTTGCTAAATGAATATCTCGTCCATCAAATTCACCGGTGAGCGGAATACTGGAAAAATCTTGGCTCGGTTTCATTGATGCCTCAATCATGTGAAGATTCATTACATCCATACGCTTCACCAATGCACTTAATAATCTTTCTTGATCACCAACTCTATTAGCCGGTGTAACCGAAACCTTTTCACCGCTTTGAACAAGCATTGGGTATGAATCATTTGGAAAGCCCGGAGGAACTACAAAACTGCCGCCACCTGCAAGTTTAACAACCCCGTTTGAAGTGCCGAGAAATGAACCACCTTGAGAACCACCCGGAATTGGAATCCCTAAAAATGATGCTGCAAATTTTATTGCTTGTAACGCTAACCACTCAACCGCCATTCTTTTAACTTGAGATATGAATGCATTTGCCATTCCTACAAAACCTTTTTCGAGAACGCTATTTGCGTTTTCAGAACTGATAACAATATCCTCAAAAAATCCATCTACAAAACCGCTTGCAGTTACCATGCTTGTTTCAATGGAATTAACAAAACCATTGTCCCCCTCGAACGGTCCACCATCTTCCAACATTTCGAAATAATATTTTAATTTACTTTCCAGTGGCTTAGGAGCTTCAACATCATCAACATTTTCTAACTTGGTTCTTTTTAACATCATCGGTTTTAAATCAAGCTTATTCAATAGCTCGGATGTTAACTTCATCCTTTCATAAGAAGCACCAAGTTCATCAAGACTTTTCTTTTCAAAAGCGAATGCATCAGCTTTTTTGATTCCGCTTACAATCATTTCTTGAGTTTGTGCTTTTATCAGTTCAATAGACTTGGTGTACCATTTTTCGGTACCGTAATAAAGTTCGGAGTAAATGAGGGATTCTTGTTTAAGAAGTTTTAATTTAGCCTCAATATCTCCACCGATAGCGCCTCCGCTAGTTGTATTAGTTTTTGCTTTGCTTCCATCTAAATCATCAATTTTCTTTTGAGTATCAGACCACATTTTATATATAGCAGAGTTCATACTCTCGCTATCCTTAAGCATTATATTCCAACCCATTGAAACGGATTTAGATGCTGCATTAAAATTCCCACTTAATAAATGCGCTAAACCAGCTCCAACAGTGCCGAGTAAATTTCCAATCTGTTTAAGAAGCGTCATTATTATTATTAATGGAGTGGCTACAGAGCGAGCCGCCGCTCCCCAAGCAGATATTGTCCCGGTCGAATCCCCCATATTTGTAGTTAGTTCTGAGATATATTGAATCAATACCTTGAATACTGGATTTAACCCATCACCAATAATTTCCAGAATTTCTTTTTGCTGTTCAGCCAATCTTCTTTCAGAATTTGCGAGACTGTCTTTTGTCCGGGCATAATCACCGACTGCTTTTCCACTCTGCCTATAAGCTTGGTTTAGAACCGCTAAAGCTCTTGCTTGATTCTCTGTCATTCCTTTCGAAGTCATCAAACTTTTAACTTCCTCTTGAAACTCTTTCGAGTTTTGCCGAATAACAATGCCCAACGCCTTTGCCGATTCTGTTTCGCCAAGTAGCGCCTTAGTGAGTGCATCACTTGCTCCTTTTGCTCCACCGGCATAGTTGGTGAATGATGTTAAATCTTGCGCTAGTTCGTTTACTTGGTTAGCGAGGTCGAGAGCTTTTTCTTCTGTAAAGCCGAACCCAACAAGTAGGTTTCCAGTTTGCCCCAACAAATCTCGTGCGGTAGTTCCGGCAAGTCCAAAATTCTTTGCAAAATTATCAGCTACTTTGTTTGCACCATCTTTTAATGAAATAAATACTGTATCAAACTTGCTCCTAATTTCTTCGGCATCACGTGCGGCATTTTTCGCCTCAAGTCCAAAGTCTAATAATTTTTTGAAAGCGATAATAGAACCACCGATCATTAATCCTTTCTTCAATTTTTCAGTAAAAGAATTACCAATCTTTTCGGCATCCTTATCAAGCTTCTGCTTTAAATCCCTAACTTCTTTTTCAAGGTCTTTTACATCAGATTTAATCTTTACAAAAACTTCGCCTAAATTTTCTTCAACCATTACAACATTCCTATACTTTCGAAATATTCTATTTCACTTAAAAAATCTTCTCTTTTCTCTTTACTGTCTAAAAATGAGAACTCCCCTTGCCGGTAAATACTTGAAATGTTTACTGCTTGCTCTAATAAAATTTTGTATTCACTTATATATAAATATTCAACACTACTAAATGGGATATGGAAAAAATGACTTATTAATCCAATGGCAACACTTCTGCTGATTCGCTTATCTGCGAGACCAGATTCCTCTTTTTTTTTACATCATCTGATTGAATCCCCTCGAGCGCATACACTTTTGCCGCAAATGAAAATATTTGTGTTGGACTCAACTGAGTTAAAAGATTCGCTTTTGAGAGTCTTCGTTTCAAAATGAACTTGCGAATAAACTGCCACCATTTCAGATTAACCCAATTAATTTTTAATCCATCCTCAAGACTTATTGCGGCTTCAATCAAAACATCGGTAACAGTTTTTTGCTTCTTCTGTTTGGAGTATGCAATAAGTTTATTTACATCCCGAGCCGTGCGTTCGGAAAGGAAATATTCCTTTCCGAACAGCTCAATCTTTTCAACATTTTTAGTTGGCAGCATTTTCTGTCAGTTCCCCGTTAATTGATAGCGTGTAATTAATTGTAGCCGAACTATTGATATTTGACTTTGCGCTCTTTGCAGTTATTACCGCATTTCCTAAATACTCTTTGTTTTGAGTTGCACCACGTTTTAAGATTATCTTGAATGGTTTTACAACTCCGGCGGGTAGTCCTAAATTTGTTTCTGTAGGAAGTCCAATCCATTTGAATGAGTAATCAATCTTGGCAACATCTTTAACCGCGTCAACTACATTTTTTGCAATAGGAATCATCTGCCCATCAATTTTTACTGTAGGACTAAATTGCAATGAAGTATTTCGCGCAACTGGATTTGTGTTTAACAGATCGGCAACGGTATCTCGAACAATACCGGTGATTTTAGTTTCCCGGTCTGCACGGCTCACCTCTGTTTCTTTGGAATCTCCAACGGTTGAAGAATCGGTACTATCCAACTCATCATATTTTAGGTTGAATTCAATATCTGTAACGGGAATTACTGCTGAATTGAAATTCAACGACATCGATTTGCCGTTTACTTTTGAGCCTAACGGTTTAACTTTGTTGGATGCAGAAGCTGTACCGGTTCCATCACTTTCGAAAATCATTCCAAGCGTATAAGTATTTGCACCTTCTGTAATTGTTCCGGCAGTAACCCGATAACGTACACCTTCGGTTAATGTTCCGGTGGCAATTTCGGCTCCATCGGATTCGTAAAGATTGGCTTCTATTTGAAATGTTCTTGCGGCTTTAAGAACATCATAATCCTTTCCGGTTCCGGGCGTTGCGCTGTCTGTGTTCTCGTTTGTATCAAACTGCACAGATAAATTTTCGGATATGATTGGAACTTCAACACCATCCCACCAGAACTCTAAATCTTTTCCTATTACTTTTCCCATGGTAAACCTCTTACTTTTTTGTTAATTCAATTTTGTACTGAAACGATATTTGAAATACTTTATCAGCTTTTAATGGTTTTGCAAACTGCCTTTCAATTCTATCAAAGTTGTAGCTCGGTAAAGAAAAATCCTTTTCAGAATCATCAAAGGCGCTGATAAATCTTTCTTTCATTAACTCAATGCGAATTCCATTTGTGTCGTATAAATTTATTTGCAAATAGAAATCCTCAAACTTTGTGGCTGAATCACGCGAAGGAAGATTTGTAACAAAAGAAAAAACCGAATAGGGATAACCAACTGTTTGAGGAGCTTCCATATAATAAAAGCGTTCGCTCAATCCCTCAATTAAACTTCCTTTGTTTTCGATTGCTGTTCGTAATTCAGTGTTCATAAATCGAATATCTTTTGTATTGCTGTTTTGTTATTTAATAATGCCGGTCTTAAAAAAGGTTGAGCTTCCATTTTGGAAGTTCCTAACTCAACAAAAGGGGCATACTCAACATTGGTTCCTATCTTTACGCTCAATTCTTCCTCATCAACTTTATGATTAATACTTTCTCTTAAATTGCCAAGATCAACCGGACAAAGAACTTTTGCGGCACCTTCAACAAACTCTCCGGCAAGTTCAAGTTTATCAACCATTCTCTGCTTAATCCTTTTTATTACTTCCTCGTCATTCCATTTATTAACCGGCATCATATCACCATAAAAAGAACAAGAATTGATAACACAGTGGAATAGAACCAAGTATTTTTATACCAAGGCTCGGAGATAGTAATTGTCTTTATCTCGGTTATAGTTTTCAGTTCGTGAATTATTTTTTCTTTAAGGTCGAGCATAATTTCAAAATAATTTTGAGGCGGGAAATAATAACTCACTTTTATTTTACTTGAATCCTTTTGGATTGTTGTGTCTGCATGGGCAACTAAAACGTTTGAACTATCAATAAAAAGAGTATCTATTTTGGCATGCATTTTTTGTATATAAATAAACTTTGGAACACGTATTGTATCTACATGGTGAACAGTATCTCGCTCTATTGTGATATGCTCAATCGGTTCATGGCGCAGATTGTAAATGAGAAAGAATAGCCCACCAATAATTGAGGCAACCAAAACAATATTTATAATATTCTCCGCTTTCATAATTGATAAATTCCTTGATAAGGGAGATAAACAGTTTTACCACCTAATTTTTTAGCAATTAACTTTTCATTGCGGTTGTTATGAGTTCGGTAACTGCAATGAATCCATTTCTTGAATTCATAAATCAGCTGATCGTATTTTAGATTTTGGGAAATGAATAGAAACACTTCTTTGAGTGGAACACCTTTGACGGTAAAATCTGCTGCCTCCCCTTTCATGTGCTGACTATCTTTAGAACCTTTTACTTTTGGGTGAATGTTGAGCAAGTAACATCTAAATCCGCTAGAAATAACAATCGGTTTACCGAAGTGATTGCGTATTGGCTGAAGAACATTTTTTGCGAGTGCTGTTAAGTTTTGCAGTTCTACAACACCGGGTAAATTTACAATACCAAACTCACGAGCAACATCGCTATCGGTTAATTCTTTAAGTGATATGTTTTCAGTTAGTTGCACTTAAATTCTCGGCAAATGATTGAATGCCTTTTCCTAAAACAACAGATGAAACAAAGCTTGTTAATTCCCAACTTGGCTTAAACGAACCGGTACTTATCAACTCAACAATCCAAGTGATAAAGAAAAGAATTGCAGTAAGGTTTGTTACAAGCCTCATTGCGCTAAATGCTCCGGTGCCATCTTGAAAAAATTGTTTCACTCGTTACCTTTTAAAAAAAACTGCTGCCGAAACAGCAGTCATTAATATTAATCTGTTACTCGTTTCCGGAATAACCGCCACTGATAGAAACCTCTGAAAGAGTTTTCCAACTTCCAGTAGGAGTTTTACCTCGCAATTGGATTATGTAATTCCAGCCTCCGGAAGTATCGGGCAAGTTGGAGAATGTATAGCTACCACTTTGAGCCGAGATAGTTGGATTCTCGATCTGTGTTCCATTCCTTCTGAGAATGATATTAGCTTGTGAACCCGTTGGACCTTCGATATTATAATTAACAGTTAAGTGATGAAATGATTTGCTTGGTACTTCATCAATACTTGGTGAGGCACTTCCAATAATTGTTGCCGGAATTTCTGAACTATAACCCCATCCAGACCAGCCCATTAGATTGCCAACTCTTGCGCGTATTTTGTACGCGGAAACATAAGGTCGTGCAATCCATTGTTGGGCGGCAGAATATGGATCTTCACCGGCATAAACTTGCTGAACCGAACCAACGGGATTATTATTTATATCACATGGTTGAAATTCGTACCATGCGGCACTTGCAACACCGGTTGCTGAAACAAACGCGCTGTTTTCCTCACCATCTTGATTGATGAATTGACAACTAATACTTGCGGGAATTTGAGGAACTGGCCACTGTAAACCTGTGCTATAACCATTTAGGCTATATTCAAGCTGTTGCTGTGGATTGCGCATTGTGATTAGCAATTCAATATGAAGTGTACAAACTTCATTGTATTGCGATAACCCTTGAAAATATTGATTAAAATTTACTTGGTTGCCAACTTGGGAAAAGCTAACACTGCCGCTTGATGAGTTTAATGCAACACCGGCACTATTTTTCCAACGGAGTGTGGCAAGAATATCTACAATTTCTAAGCCCTCGTTAGCAGTTACTTCGGGAGTCAAATTTCCCGAAATTCCGATTCCACCACCCGGATATAACCAGTTAGGATTGTATCGAGTGGTTAATAATGAGGGACACAAAACATTTGCTGGATTTAAGGTATTTACTTTCATTTTATCCTCTAAAATTTTTTATTTTGAAAAAAAGGCAGCAATTAAGCCGGTTACTGTTCCAATGAATCCACCAAACGCACTTCCAAGAAGTAAAGCACCCATAAACTTTGATCTAAAATCTTCTAAGGTTCTTAAGCGCCCTTCATGATCTTCCATAGTTTCATTGTGAACAGTGCATGGAAAATTTTTTGTGAGATATTCCATCTTGGTCTTAATCACTTCCACATCAGTTATTAGTTTATTAAGTTTTTCTTCCATGATGACATTTCACTTTTCTTTTGATTAAGAATCCGCTTTACATTCGCAATCCACTTGAAGAAAATCATTCATCTCCATTGGATTGACTTTCAATTTTACTTCATAGGTTTTTCCATCTTTACTAATTAAATCACTATTCTCTATATCAATAACGTTGCAATAAAATCGGTGTGTGGTTATGTAATTGTTTTTTTCGTTGCGATATATTTCACTTCCGGAAAGAGGTCTCATTCTGCCGTAAACGGTTTCGATTGTTGAATAGCTTCGTTCAACAATACCGCCGTTATTAGTTTCGGTAGCGCGTTTAATCTCAAATCCGGGGATGAAATAATCTTGTATCATACAAATTTCACCTTGCGGTAAAGATTTAATGCTTTAAGAATTGAAACGGGATAATCTCCAACAAATGAAATTGAATGATCACCCAAACTTTCTGCTTGAGTTCCGCTCAAAATCTTTTTATTCAGATCAATGCCAATCATTTTTGCAACGGGAAGTTTTAATCCTTCGGGAAAGCTCTCTGCACCCTCTGAATTCAAAAAAGAATTATTGCAGTATGCTTTAACAAAATCTTGAACCGCCAGAATCAGCAAATCAATTGCCTCATCTTTCGATTCATCAGTAATCTGCAATATCTTTTTCACTTCCTCTTTGCTGATAATTGCCATTACTTCCTCTTGTTAGTTTTAGCGACTGCTTTTTCTTCAATCGGTTTATCTTCAACAATAATTTGTTCCTCAGCTTCAATAACTTCCGGCTCCGGTTGAGGTTCAATCTCCGGTTCTGGTTGAATGGGTTCTTCCGGTTTCTGATTTAAATCCGATTCTGGAATTTCTGGTGGAATTGATTCACCTTCCGGTTTCTGAGGAAGCGGTTCATCTTTCTTGCATCGTAAAAGATGAAATGGGTAAACTGTTTCGCTTATCTCTTGATTACATAATTCACACTTCATAAAAAATTCTCCAAAAATTTTGAGAAAATATGGGAGAGCTAACGCCCTCCCATTAATTAGCCAAGTATTCTTGTGGCGAGTTCTGGATAAACCGCCTTAATTCCATAAAGTGTATCAAGAGAAAGGATTTCTTTTTTGGTGTTAATATCATAACCTGCAGTTACACGAAGACCAATTCCCTCAAAGTTTGCGGTGTACGAAGTAACTCCACCCATTGGAGCTTCAAGAGGTCTTGCTACAAATGCACAAGCGTTACGGATAAATGCCAAATTGCTAACATGCGCTCCGGCAGTTTTATCGGGGAATGTTACCACATCATCGATGGCATGCGCGGCTTGAACTTTGCTATAAGTAGTAACTGAAACATCACCACCAGAAGCGGTTGCACCGGAAGCGGCGGCATAGTAATATTTTTTACCGCCCGAAGTGATATAGAAAATATCTCCTTCGTTTATTGTTTCTGTACCGGCACCACCTTTTAGAATTATTGTGTTAGAGCCAACTACCGCAAGAGTTTTTACTTTTGGAGTAGCAACTGCTGTAAACGAACCGGCAACGTGGGTTTGCACGTTTTGAGTTTGGTAATTATCCAATCCTTGAATTCTACCAATAGAGCCCTCGCGCAATGCTTGAGTTGAACCCGATTTTTCGGCATTAACAATTGCTGGAAGCACAGTAAATTTAGAATGAGCAGTTGGATCCCAAACTGCAACACGATTAGAAAGTGGCACTTTATTTTGTGTAAGAATTAATGATGCAGCCGCAAAGTCTGTTAAATCACTTGGTGTAACTCCCGATTGACCTACAAACAGTGGGACTGCTTTATAAAATTCTTTATGAATATCGGCATCAATCTTTTGAGCGATTGCTTCCATTGCGGGATCGAGCACTTGCTGATTGAAGTCATCAAGATTCAATGCCCTTTCTTTGCTGGTCCAACCAATAGAAACATCCGCAATATGGTTAAGAACAACATCTACAGAATCTTCACCAATATTCTGCAGATTAATTGTACCGCCAAATTCATCGGCAATATAAACCGGAGGTTTCTTTACGCGGATTTTATCACCTTGTTTTTGAAATGTGCTCGAATAGTCGTTATAAACAAGAGCTTTCATCACAAGAAAATTTCTTAAGCGCATCAGCGCTTCTCTTGCAATTATCTGAGTGGTTAAAAAAGTGTTTGCTACAATAACCCCTTCTTTTGCACTTTCAAACTGGAATAAGACTGCCGAAACAATCATTAGCACCAATACAAAGATTGAGGCGATTAACGGATTTTTACTAAAATAATTTTTCATGTGTTTACCTATTTTTTTTGTTCTGATAACCTTTGTTGAAAATATTGTTCATCGGTCATCTTAGAATAATCTGGCGGAGTGTTCTTATCATTGTTACCCGGTTCACGCCCATGCTCTTTGAATTTGGATTCAACAGCAGAGGTAATTGCGCTATTGTATTCTGCTTCCAATAGCTCAATATTCTTTATTGTTGTTTCCTCATCATCACCTAAAAAGCGGTCGATAAGTTTTAAGGGGAGTTTTCTTTCGTTAGCAATTGAAATTGCTTTATTCAAAAGCCGTTCACGCTTAACATCATTCTGGAATTTTTTATTATCCTCTTCCAATAATCTTAAGCGTTTCTGCTCCTCGGTTTCGGCTGGGAATTTCTTTTTGATTTCTTCTTCAATAAGAGAGGGCATGGTTTCTTTTTTGAAAGTCTCAATTCCCTTTGTTACCCGGGCATCGGTAATGCTATTCAATAACTTTTTACCGGCTTCATCTTTTTCAAGATAGTCCTTAACACTATCGGGGTTGATCGTTTTAAGTGCTTTCATGAAACTGAGTTCATCGGAGGTAAGGGCTTCCCCTTTTGCTAATTTTTCTAAGATTGACTTTAAATCCATGACTGTAACTCCTTGGGTTTAGCCCTTGCCGTGTTCACCAATAAAACGAGAATCCGCCAAGTGCTTATTTGTTGAATTAGTCTGGTTAAAATCTAGCGGTGAGTGATTAGAAAGTCATCCTAATTTTTGTTAGGATGGAATGGAGAAAAACAATTTTGTATATGAGTTAATAAATTGAAAGAAGAGTCGCTAATTAAATATAATTGGCAAAGCAAAACTTGATTGGGAGCTTATATCCCAAGTGTATCTTCAAGTATTGCTTTGAATTCATTCTCTTTCGAGTAATTGTAAAATGGAACTGCGGTTATCAAGTAAGTGTCCGTGTGAATTTTTATAGTCTTTTGCTCGGATCTGATTTCTTTCAAAAAGTCTTCTTTCCATTTGTCGTATCCTATCAAATGGCTTCCTTTTGGTTCTATGAAAACTTGAAAAGTCATTTGCTCACCTGCTTGTTGCTTGCAGAAAAGCAAAAAATCTGGTTCAAAAGCTCTTCCAAGTTTGTCGAAGATTTTTATTTCTCTTTCGTTACGGATTAGGTAAATTTTTTCAAATTTCTGATTCAGACCATCAAAACGTCGGGCAAAAAGTGAAACAAAGGCTTTCTCCTCAATTGTACCGAAATTGTCATTGTATACATACCATTCTTTATCACTGAGTGAGATTCTAAACTGTTCATCAGCTGCACTTAATTGACCGTTATCCTTTTCACTTCCTTTTTCGACTCTAATTTCTTTGTCTCTGAAAACTTGGTGAATTGGGAGACTTATATAATCTGATCCTTCAAATTCAGTTGAGTTGCTCTTTATATCTGCCTCAATACTTTGTAAAAGTCCATTTAAAGCTTGTAAATAATCGGAATGACTTATTTCCTTTAGTCTTTGGGTTGTTCCTTTGAAAGTAATTTCCAATCCAGCTAAATAGTCTGAACTCTCAATGAATTTGGAAAGGGAACCAACGCTTGGGAAGTAATGAGATAAATTTTCAAAGTAAAAAAAAGGATTCTGACTTAATGCAAAACGTATTGTGTTCTTAGGGAATGCTGTCAATTTTAGGTCTTTTGTGTTGTTGGATTCAGTTTCAGTTTCATTTGTTTCTGTATCTGCAAACACACCTGTCATTCTTCCAACACCAGAAGAAAGGGTATGCCGGTGGTTGGTTTTCTTTACACCTAAGTCAATAAATGATCTAACATTAACAAAACTCTTAGGAATTTTCTTGTTGAAGAAAACGTGTCCTTCTCGGTAAAAAGAATCTTTCTTAAAACTTTCTTTTAGTTTTAATTGTTTGGTGGAAAGGTTCTCATCATCGGTATAAATTCCAGATTTTATGAGGGCAATTTTTAATTCTGAAATATATTTACTGTCTTCTTTCGTGTGGTAATAAAGTTCTTCTAATGATTTTAAGTCATTAGAAATATCATCATCATATTTTCGGGTATAATGATCTTTGCCATTTTCTAAGGAAAAAGGATAATATCGTGCACCACGACCTATTAACTGGGCTTCTGCAATTGTGGTTTTCCCCGGAACGCCTTCTCTACCGTCGCGTCCTTCGTAAAGGCGAACAATATCAAACAAATTCAAAACGTCCCAACCTTCATTTAATTTCTGAACGGCAAACACCGCACGAATTGGATTATTTTCATCTTCCAAGGTGTTTAGTAAAATTTGGTTTTGTTCAGCTTCCTCATCATTGTTAGCACTCAAACAATTTTCATACCTAAAATTAGCTTGAATGCGTTTTACAATTTCGCTAGATGATATTCCTTTTGTTAAAAAAAATCTGAAAGCCTTTTGAACGATGGGTACTGTAGCCGTCTTTTTAATTTTCTCAACCATTGCCACCGAAAAATCATCAATTAGCTTATGAAAATTCTCTTTGTTTTGTTCCGATTCTTTGATAGTCTTTTTCGCTTTGAAAAGAATTACTGGTTTCAAATTAATATTATTTGAAGTTGCCAATTCTTGACGATATATGTTCAAAATCAATGCTTGAATGATTCGGTCTTGTTCATCATACAACGAGCGAATGAGGTTTATTTCCTTTGAATACTTATCGATACGGAATTGGGCAAGGTCGTATTTGTAAATCACTTTGTCTTGATAATGGTCTACCAAAACGGCTGTGTCGGTGTCAATCGTGGCAGTAAATTCGAGAAGAATATTATCAAAATTGGAATCGTGTATTTTCTTTACAGTGTCTTCCCAACTGCCAAACAAATTACCGGATCTTGTTCCTGCTACCAAGTGGTGTGCTTCATCTGCAATCAAAACAATCTTCTTGTCCTTAAAATCTTCGTACGTTAAACTGTTCTCTTTAGTGTTATTCAAGTCAATGTGAAGTTGTTGAATGGTGGTAAATTTAATATTGATATTTTGATTGTCGGCCTCATCAAAGTTGTCAATTTCTTTTATTAACACTTCTTTTCCGTCAATCACAATTTTGTCGTTGAACAAATATTTTGAAGCTTGTGGATTCAGAAAATTGTCTTTAGTTTTCTGGATAATATTATTGCTGTTTACAAAAAACAAAAAGTTACGATAACCTTTTTGATAAACATGCAACATCAAGCCTGCCATTATCAAAGTTTTTCCGCTACCTGTTGCCATATTGTAAAGCAAATGATATGGCTTCCTTGGCTTCTCTGCTAAATCTTCTTGGTCTAAGTAAATGTATCGCTTAAATGCCTCAATCTGATAAGGTCGATGACCAAATCCGGGTTTTAAATTGTCGCTAATCCATATTGGTAAATTAACTTGTGCCAATGCTTTTTTAGCAAATGGATTATTGAATATTTCGTGTAGTAACGCCATGACTATTTTTTAGTCCTCGGTTTTTTGGTCTCTTTTTTTCTGTTGCTTATTTTTTTCTTTGTTTTATCCTTAATTAATTTATATTCTTTTTTAGCTTTTTTTAATTTTGGGTTAGCTGGTGTAGGATTTAAATTATTTTCTTCTTTTTGTGATGTTTTTATAACCTCAAGATGGGTTATTCGGTAAAAATCTTTGGTTATCTTCTTTTCTTCCTCAGTGCATTCAAAGTCGGTATCATTGAGCGAAGAAAGATTTACATACAATTGGTTTTTGTCCAATAGTTCACAAAGGTGTTGTTTCTGCTCGACAAGGCTGAGGGCTTTCAATTCTTCCAAATGCTCGTCTTGCATCTTAATGTCCACATTGTAATTCAAAAAACTTTTTGTTTTCATCTGCTTCCAAATGTGTAAAATCGATTTTGTGTTTTTAGCTACTTGGATCTGCTCAATAAAAGTTTGATTATATTTTTTGAGTTCGAGATAAACGAATTCGCCACCCCCTAGCCAATTTACTGTTTTTGAAATACCTGATTGCTCACCGCTTATCACATTTTTTAAACGAATAATGCTATCGTTTTCATTATAATCAAGTTGCTCAATTCCTATGTATTGGCGTTTCATCTTATGAGCAACAGCACTGGTAGTTCCACTACCTAAATGATAATCCATAATTATGTCTCTTTCATTTGAACATAATTCTATGAGTCGATTTAATAATTTTTCTGGTTTTTTTCCTTTTCTTAAAGTTACGCCACCCTCATTATGTATATCATTTGGAAGGACATCATTCCATATGTCTGAAATCATTTCTCCAAACTCCCACTGCCCTTCAACTTCTATCAGTCTATCCTTAAAGAAAAGAATTGCATTCCCCTTATACAAAAAATAGTCGTTGTGATTTTCTCGTGTAAAAACATAAGTTTTGGATTCATCATCTTTTGATAAATATTTAACTTTTTTGACCCCCTCAGAGATACTTTTATCATCTAACCCCGCAAAACGGATTATCCTTTCTCTGTTTTCAATAAAAAAATTTTCAAGTTCTATTTCGTAATTTGCCGCTAATTCTTTTTTTAATTTACTTTTTTGAATGTTTTTACTTTTAGCAAAAGCATCTAAAACACTTTCATACTGCCATTTTTCTGGATTCTCTTGTAAATTAATAATGAAATTGTTGTATCTATCATCTCTGTCTTTAGCTCTGAATACTTTCTTAGGCTTCCAATGTGTTGTTGATTTTGAGTAAAGTAATAAAAATTCACTAACATTGACAACTCCTGGATTAATTACTTTAGCGCCTGAAACAGAACTACGCTTGATTGTAATAATATTCTTTCGGTTTTGATTCCCAAAAATTTCATCAAGTAGGCTGACCATATAACCTACTTCATTGTGATCAATGCTAATTGCAATCGTGCCATCCTCAGTTATTAAATTTCGTGCTATTTCTAATCGGTTTTTTACAAAAGTTAACCACGTTGAATGATTAAATGTGTCATTGTATTGAAATGAATCGTTTCCAGTATTATAAGGTGGGTCTATGTAAATCAGTTTTACTTTTCCAGCAAATTCTTTTTTTAATGTGTGCAATGCTAAAAGGTTGTTGCCTTTAATAATCAAGTTGTCGGTTATTGTACCGTTTTCGTTTCGGTTAAATTGGACAAGGGGTTTTTCTCCGTCTTTGTCAATGCGTTTGGCATTGGTTAAAACTTTTGGTTCTAAAAGTTGGGTAATTTCGTCTTGTGCTAAAATTTCATTAAAGAAAATTTCTTCTCTTTTGTCTTCTTCATGGCTTTGTCCGCCCTCCAAAATGCAGTCCTTAAATGGCCACACCAAAGCTACTTCGTTGCGCTGTTTTAAGTATTTTCCATCAATGGTCAACCCAACCTTATTTTTATATTGGGTGTAGCTGTCGTTTAAATAGTTTTTCTGCTCCAAAAATTGTACAAACAAGTTTTGGTTAAAAACCATTACTCCCTGTGCTGAATCTGTAGAAGCGACCTTTACAAAGAATTTATTTTTCAATTCTGCACAATCAAGTAATAATTTAATCAGTTCGGCATCAAAGTTTTGGGCCTTGTTTATTACCACCCACTTTTTTAATTCACCATTATCAGAGACGAAGTTGGGCTCTTTTTTAAGTTGTTTTTCTAACTTTTCGTATAGCTTCATTAATATTTTTCCAAAATTTTCTAAATGAAATATATATCATATTAATTTAATTGTTGAACTGGTGTTAACTTGATTTTTCATGCCCCTTTAGAAACAAAAGGTAAACTCACTCTCATCAATCATTTCCAAACTCTAAAATCTGCATCCAATTTAAATTTTTGTTCCGGATTGCGATACTGATTCGGATCGCTAACCTCTTTAATCCATTCTAAATAATATTTTTTTGGATATTTATAATAATTTAAGTCCTTTTCCCAAAAATGAAATTGATACTCTTTTGACCTTTCCAAGTCTTCATCTCTGTTAGGTACATCATTATAAAAGGAATATATTTCGAGTAGACTCTGATGGGTCGTGCTTATTGCTACACCCCAACCTCTATTAGCTCCAACATAGTTATCGTCATCGCTATAGATACAAAATCCGTACAAAGCATCAATATTAGAAGGCACGTCAGATAAATTCCTTAATAGATTCTGTACTTTTTCAATATTTTCAATATCGTTTGCTGTTGCTTCCGGCATAGTCTTTAGAATATCGCCAAAATCAATAGCTCCGTTAATAAGTATTAAATCATTTTTACGCACATCAAACTGCATGAATAATATTCCCTATAATTTTGGTTTTAATATATACTCAGCTTTCAGTGCCTCAGTCGCTTCAGAACTTCCTACTTTATAACCTTGCATACTCAAAACCGGGTCTTTTGTTAACTCAGCAATAACTTTAATCGTATCTACAACAGTGTGCCTCTCATCTGGCAGTAATTTTTTCATTTTATATAAAGTTACTGCCGTTTCTTGAGAATCCATTTTTATGTTATAACCTCCCCATTCACACGCTTCTCCCTTTACATAATAAACAAATTCCATTTTGTATTTAATCTCATTAGGAGTGTTTGATGCTACCTTACTGTAAAACCCATTCTCAATAACCAGTCTTTGCGGTTCTTTAGGTTCCGTAGAATTATCACATGATAATAAAACTACACTAATTGAGAATACGCTAAGAATAAATGAAACAACTAATACTATCTTTTTCATGATCTCCCCAAATGTTTGTTAATAACTAATCTTATAAAACTATGCCACACTAAAAACGTCGTCAGGCTGAAGTGCGGTTTATACCGTTTTGTATTTGTTGTAATAATTCAATAAGGCATCCTGATCCTTTTTCAATATTAATTCTAAACAGGATTCATAAATAATTGCTAACACAATAAAATTATTTACAAAATCATCATAATTATCGCCGTATGAATAAGTCTTTTGTAGCGAAAATGTATTCTCAGCATCATCGTCTTGCTCGTAATAAGTACATAATTTTTGAAATACATTTTTAGATTTTATCTTTTTAAGGCGATCAAAAACACAAGAAGTAAAAAAGTCCAAGTCAAGATTCTTAAATAATAATTCAAATATTCTTCTATAATTCTTTAGGATACATCCTAACGCCTTTCTCTCCTCAAAACCCCAAATTGTAAAATGAAAATACAATCGTGGAAATACTGTCTTATCAGGAACGGCAAAACCCCTCAAGATGGAAAAAGATATTTCTATTCCACAAGCATCGAGACCGTCCGGATTGTCAGGGCGCGGAATTATTTTATTGAGTGTTAAATAATATCCATTTTGGGGTCTTATTCTTATTTCGCATACTTCGGGCGTAAGTTTTGGTGAATAAAGTTTTTCGATTTTTGAATATTTGGAAAACTTTGGAGAAAATAAGTTTTCAATTATATCAATGAGAAACTGAACTGGTGGCTCCAATTTATTTAAAATACTTACTGCCAATTTATCTATTTCGTTTTTTGTTTTTCTCGAAATAAATTGGTTGAAATTATCCTCGCTCAAAGCTCCGATTTCTATTTCTGTTTTTGATAATGCTTCATCGAACATATTATTGAACCTTAAAACTATTATTTAGCCAACTAAACCGCTTGATATACCTCTATTGAGTATCATATCAAGTTTATTGCTTTGATTTATTTAAATAACTACGCCTAATAAGATTGATATGAAAAGAGAATACAGAATACATCCTTTACAAAAGCCCCATACCACCCCATACCCTCATAATTTTAATTCAAATTAGTTTTTAAGGAAGGAATAATCAAGTTTAAAATATTTTAAGTGATGTAGTGCATCTGCAGTTTATATCTTCTTTGGCTACCCCACTAAGTCTTGGACCATCGGTTTCAACGCCGGAAGGTAGTACAAACTTCCCCTTTTCATTTGCTTCTTGCCCTTCCATTTGCGCGTGTGAATCACGTGTGCGTCCATCTGCAGTAGCCAACCAAACTCTTTTTGTGGTTACACCAAGCCGTTTTGCCGCGGCTTCCGATTTTTCGAATGCAAGTACTCTCGCGCTGGATTGCGCCCTTCCGCTTTCGGTTCGGGCTATTGTTAATGCTTTGTGGTTACAGATTTTTGTCCGTTCCGTAATTCCCCGGGCAATTTTAGCGTAACCTTTTCCCTCAATTAAACCTTGAGAAATTTCCTCACGGATTTGCCGGTTAAGTACATTTACATGTTCTTTTAATCTATCCGGCCACTTAATTCTATCAATGGGATTTAATACAGAAGCCGAGATGACATTTGGGTTCAACTGCCCAAACGCAATTTTTACATTCAGAACACTTTCAACACTTTCAGAAGTTTTGTAATAGGATTCAACAAAGCTCTGCTTAATTGATTTGGTGGTTATTTTTACATTTTCCCCGGTAAGTAGTTTTAACTGTTCAGCAATCTCTGTTTCAAGATTAATTAAACGGTTGTAGGTTTGCATATCTTGGTAGGTTACATCGTTACCATATTTTTCGAATATCGCCGCAATCTTTTTCTTTATCTCAACAAGAGAGTTTCGGTAAGATTGTATAATCTGCTTTTCATAACTGGCAATCGAGCGATCAACCGCTCTATCAGCTTTCCC